TCGCCAGTTCGACGGCCGAGGCGAGCCTCGACTGACCAGTTGCCGCAATCGCCGAAGCATCGGCCGACAAGCCAAGCTTCTGGTTCATGCCGACGAGGATGTTGGCGACATCCGCGACCTCGGCCTTGCCGCTCTCCAGGGCGCGATTGAGCGCGTTCAGGTCGCGACCGAACATCTGCGTCTGCTTCGCACCTTCGACGTATTGGCGCGACATGCGGGCGATCACATCGCCGGTCGTTGAAATCTTTGCCGACGTGTCGGTGAGAACGACGGATAGCCCCTGCTGCGCGGCGTGCATTTCACGCGCGGAAGCCACCCCCGCTTTATCGGCAGCGGTCTTCTCCGCCATACCTGACGTATATTTTGAAGCGTCGACCTCCGGGCGGAGGATCAGCGCAGAAAGCTGTTGAACCATTTGATTTTCCCACCGCAAGGACTATGGTCCCTCACTGCGCGGTGAGGGTAACTGCATGGTGTCTTTGCTAAAGTCGTTCGCCTTTTTGGGCATTGGCCTCGGTGTAATTGCCGCCGCCGTCAGCATCATCGGCTTCTTAGCCGGTCGCGGAAGTCAGCCCATAGCCCTGCTTTTGGGCGCTGGTTTCTGTCTCATACTGTCGGGCGCGGTAATTTATTGCTTTGCCTCGATGCTGGAAGAATTGACGTCAATCCGGCGGCTTCTCGAGAAGCAGCGGTCATCATGACCTGACCATCATCCAACTGATCAGGGATCCGACTTCTTCGCTTTCTCGGCCGCATATTCCAACCACTCATCATCGATCGCATCCATGAACGCCAGGAACCGGTCGAACGCTTCGCCCTCGATGCCGTAGCGCTGGGCGTATCGGTCCAGCGCCATGAAGCTGATCGGTGTTTCACCGCCGAAGGCGAAATACTGCCGGTCGAACCGGAGAGCTTGCCAGGCCCGCATGTAGAAGGCGTGCCACGCTTCCGGCTCCGCACCGGCAGGCGGCTTTTCAACGGCTCGCTCCAGCCACTTCTCGCCAGGGTTCGCCTTGATGAGGTCCCTGATCCATTCCTCGTGTTCCGGCGCCTTCCTGCTTATTTGCCAACGGAAGGCGCTTCGGAGTTTTTTGCCGCTTCCTTGACGAACTCGATGCGACGCTTGCCGACGCGGCCGGCGCACCAATAGATCATCGAGCGCAATACGCGATGCTCCTCAGCGGCCAGGATCGTCGTCACCGCATCGGCGGAATAGGTGATGTCGAAGCCACGCCAGTCGATCAGCAGATGTTCGACGGCAAGCTGACCCTCGATCCGGGCCGCGACTTCCGCCGGCACCTTGTCGTCGGGATATTTCGACTTCAATTCTTCCAGCGCCGCTTGCCGGGCAGTCACATAGGCCGGAAAATTGGTGGATCGGACATGGAAGGCGACGCCGGGAAGCTGGGTCAGTTCCAACGGCTTCTCCGGGTTGAGACCGGGCCATTCCTTCGGCTCGATCCATTCGCCATCGCGTTCCTTCGTCAAGTCAGCCGCAAGGCTATTCAATTTGATCGTCATGATGGTGATTTTCCTTTGTCGAGAGGGTGGCGGCCGGGATAGGTCAGGCCTTCGCTTTGCCCGTGGTGTAGGTCGTCGGGTCGTCGGCCGCATTCGGGTCAAGAGCGGGCAAGGCTGCGCGCTCCTCGTCGGTGATGTTCAGTGGCTCGCCATCCGGAACCGGTTTCGATGCGGCCCGTCCCTCGTCGCGCATCTTTCGCGCGAACGCGGTCGGGACCGGCGACGACAGTATGCCGGCTCGGAAGGCTACGGCGTTCTCGTCTCCGGTTCCCCACGGGTCGCCGCGGAAGTCGATCAGCGGGAGGATCGCCTCGGGTCCAGCATTGGCCGGCTGGTCGGCTTTCACGCGCCTCGCCATGGTCACGCATCCGTCTTCGTGATGGAGATCGAGGCCGACGACGAGGAGTCGAAGAATGCCTGCCACGGCACCTCCAGCACTACAGGCTGGCCGTTGCCAGGCGCGGCAGGGCCGCCGTCGTTGAACTTCACCGTCGGGATGGAGAAGGTGTATTTGTTGCCGACGGCGTCGCCGAGATCGAAGCCGATGGCGACATCTTCATGGTTGAGGATGGCGGTGTAAGCAGCCAGGTCTTCGAACAGCACCGTCATGTTGCCGGTGACCTCGAACCGGGCGAGGCCATGGCCATAGGTATCGTACTGGCCGACGACATCAACGGCATAGATGTTGTTGTTGATGCGTATCGAAAGCGCCTGCACCTTTGGCGACGATGCCATGGCCGTCGACAGGATCGACAGGTTCGCCACGCTGAGGCCGGCGTTGAAGTCTTCCGTCGTGGTCGCAGGCGTATAGGTGGCGCCGGTGATGATGGTCGTGGTCGGCGTCGGGCTGCCGATACCCATGATGCCCCACGTCGCCTGGACGGGCTGGCGGGAACGCAGATTGAGATCGAGCGTGTTCCAGCGGCAGCCGCGATAGCGAACATAGCTGTCCGTAGCACCCTGCTCATAGGTCATTTCCAGGGTGCCTGCCTTGGCCGTGACGCCGTTCTTCAGGACGCCAGTCGAGAACGCCGAGCAGAACAGGCGCTCCAGCCAGGTATCATAGGTGCCGTACGAAAACCGCGTCTCGATGGAACCGGTGACGCTGCGTCCGACATCGGTGATGCCCGGCACGTTGCGATCGGCGCGAGCCTCGTCCGAGATGTCGACCTGTTTGGACAGGCGCGTGTTCGCCGTGCGATAGCGCATGATCTGGAAAGCGGGCGTTGCGGGGATCGTGCCGATCACGGTTTCCGACACGTCGGCAAGGCGTACCTGTGAACCATCAGCAAAGCTCATGGCGCTTCTCCTTCAGTTTTGAGATTGGCCGGCGCTGCCGGGGTCAGGTGGAAGTGATGTCTCGACGCGTCCACTGGATGGTCAGCGTCATGGCGTAGTAATTCGGGAAGTCCCGGCCCGGCTGGCCTGCGCCGATGGACATTTCCGGCATGAACAGGCCGTCTACCGGCTTCTCGCGGAACAGGTTCATCAGCGTGACGCAGTGACCGCGCGCGGTGGAACTGCCTTCGCCGCTCGGCACCATGACGTGGATGTTCGTCGTGCCGTCCTCCGCCCACACGTTAGCACCGGGAGCGCCTTGCGTGTCCTGATAGTACCTGTCGCCCCACACCTCGACGTAAATCCACGCCGGCGTGTTGGCGTCGAGCAGGTCCTGCACGAATTCGTTCTCGTACCGCAGCGGCAAGCCCGTGGCGGCATAGGCGTCGAGCACGCCCTTGAAGGCGTTGAAAGCGGAAGGGCTGGACATCAGGACACCGGGTTGATGATGATCGCGGGATAGGACAGAACGCCTGACTTCCGGCTGATCCTGTCGTTGCTCCGACCGCGGTTCTTCAGATGGTACGGCATCATCGGATTGATGCCGGCCGGCACGTCCACGAATTTGCTGATGGCCGTGAATGCACCATTGAACCGGCTTGCGATGACGCGGGCTGTACCCTTGAACAGCCGCTGTTCCGGGATACCGAGATATCCGACCTCGGCTTTCCTCACATACGGCTGGAAATTCGTGATGATGACCTCGGCGTCCGACCTGATCTTGCTGTAGTCGGTCACCGGAACCCGTCCGCCGACGATGACGACGTAGGAATCGTTGAAACGACCGGACCTCGGATGCGGACCGCGCTTCTTCAGTTCGTCGAGCGCGGCGTTGATGACCAATGACCAGTTGACGAACTCATATCGTATCGAGCCCGGCGCCTTGTAGGCTTCCTCTGGCGCGCCATGGACTGCGTTGACATAGCGCTCATATCGAGGCGAGGCTATGCCCTCGGCGATGACGCGGCGCAACTCCTGCTTGGCGAAGGCGGCCACAGCCTGGTTGATCGCCTCAGGATCCATGCCGGCGGTGGCGACGCGCAGATCGCGCTCGAAGAATTCGAAGCCGGTCGCCATCAGCCTTCCACCGTCAGAACCACGCGCACGATGACATCGTCGATCGCCTTCGGCTTTGCGACCTTCACCTGTCGCTGCTTACCCTTCACGACTAGGAAGTCGTTGGCGCGAGGAACACGCGGGTCCACGGCGCCGGCCGTCACCACATGCCCAGCCGGCCAGCCGGCCGCCAATACCTGTGTCATCGACATGATGACCTCGGAT